GTAAATACTATTGTTAATGGCTTTGTTAATATGAAAAACTTAGTTATTCAAAAAATTAACGAATTAGTAGCTGATGTGGTTTCTATGTTCGTTTGGCTAGTAACTGAGGTACCTCAAAAAATTATTGAATTGAAAGATTCAGTAGTTCAGAAAGTAATTGATCTAAAAGACGGATTTATTAATAAAATTATTGAGTTAAAAGATAGTGTCGTTAATAAATTCATTGAAATAAAAGATAATATTGTTGATACAGTAAGCTCTATTGATTTAACAGAGATAGCTAAAAACATTATGGACGGCCTTGTAAAAGGTATCACCGATAAAATAAACGCTGTTAAAGATGCCGTTGGTAAAGTCACAGACGGTATCAAAGGTTGGTTCAAAGAGAAACTTGATATTCATTCTCCTTCACGAGTAATGGCTAAAATATCTCAATGGATTCCAATTGGTGTTGCTAAAGGTATTTCAGATAAAGCTGGAACTGTTAAAAATGCTGTGCAAAATATGGGAAGTGTTGTTTCTAAAACATTTGAAACAGCTCAAACAGTTGTTAATGTTGCTGAGCCAATTATTAATAATCAAACTCAAACTCCTGACGTTCAAACGGACATGAATTTAGGAACGCAGTTTACTGATGTTCTCTCAAATGATATCCCTGATGTGTTTAACGTTGGTAGTGAGTTAGGTTCTGCAGTATCAGATGGTATTGATTCAACAGCCATTGAAATGAACCAATCTGGTAACGACTTAATGACAATGCTTAACACAGTCTTATCTAAATATTTTCCTCAAATGTCTCAAACTGGTAAATCTTTATTACAAAACGTAATAAATGGTTTTAGCAGTTTATTTGTATTAGCTCAAGGTCGTGCATTTAGTATTGGTCAATTGATGGTAGCGAATGTTAATAAGCATCAAACTAATATGCGTAACGCAGGATTAAGTTTGATGAATTCTTTAGCAACAGGTATCAAAAATGGACAAGGAGTTATTCAAACAGCTATCAGAAATATAAACGGAGAAATGTTAAACGGAATTAGCAAAGGTATCAACGGATTGCTAACTGGCGTTAATTTTGTTTTAAGCGAAGTCGGCTCAGATAGAAAACTTCCTTCCTGGAAGATTCCTGCTTATGCCAAAGGAACAGATGGACATCCGTTTAACGGTCCAGCTCTAGTAAATGATGCTAGAGATTTAAACTGGCAAGAAGCTTATCAAACACCTGACGGACGTGTCGGTTTATTCCCACGTATCAAGAATTTGATAGCTAACTTACCTAAAGGGACTAAAGTTATGAGTGGTCGAACTGTTGCGAAAATGAACGGTTTACCTGCTTATAAAGATGGAATCGGAGATTTTGATATCGTTGATTTATTAGACGGTCCAGATGCATTTAGGAACTTTATTGATAAGCGTGTTAATTTTGATGGAGTCAAAGAACCTTGGTTAAATATGAGTAAATCAGCAACTAAGTTAATGACTGGTGAAGCGTTTGGCTTAGTTAAGTCTGAAATGGACAAATTCTTTAGTCATGGAACGTTTGATGGTGCAATGAACGCTAATAACGTTTATCAATATCTTGTTGATGTGGCTCAAAAATTAATGGGCAAATTCCCTGGTTTAACTGTTACTTCTGGTTATCGTCCAGGCGACCCGTATTATCATGGTAAACATCAAGCACTAGATTTAGCTTATCCAGGAGTTATTGGCGATTCTAGGTATAAAACAATTGCAGATTACGCCTTTAACAAATTCCCTAAACAAATCGGATATGTTATCACGCTTGGTAAAGTCCGAGACCGATTGGGGTTATCCGGAACTGGTTCATCTGGTTCGTGGGTAAACTGGCCAGACAATGACCACTTCGACCATATACATTTAAACGGTGCTATGGGTTCAGGTGATATCTTTACTGGTAGTGGAGACACTGGCGGTATGAGTGGCGTTGAACGTTGGAGAAGTCTAGCTATTAAAGCGTTAAAAATGGAAGGGCAATATTCAGCTTCCAACTTAAACGCAATGATGAATCAAATGCGTACTGAATCGGGTGGTAATCCTAGAGCTATCAATAATTGGGATATCAATGCTATTAATGGAGACCCTTCAAAAGGACTGCTCCAAGTGATTGGTTCAACCTTTAGAGCTCACGCTAGGGCGCCATTCAATAAAGATATCTATGATCCATTATCCAATATGCTTGCTTCTATTCGTTATGCTGTAAGTCGCTACGGTAGTTTAACAGCTGCTTATCGTGGTGTTGGCTATGAAAACGGCGGTTTAATCACTAAAGACGGTTTATATCGAGCTGGAGAAGGAAATAAAGCAGAAATGGTTATCCCGTTAACAAAACCTAAGCGCGCAATGGAACTTATCATGCAGTCATTGAAATACATGGGAATGAGTGGAATGGAGTTTATTTCGAATATTCCTAATGTTGCTAGTAACTTGATGACAAACATGAGTGACAAGTTAAATAGTGTTAAGAGTTTCTCTTTAGACAATCTATTTGATTCAGTCGCAGAACAGTTAGGAACATTAACGATTAATGTGTTAGGTGGTAGCAATTCAGATAGTTCAAATACTGATTTATCTGAAATCATTTCTTTATTACGTCAAATTGCTGCAGGCGTTGGAAACGGTACTGTTGTAGTTAATATGGACGGTAAGCGTGTGAGTCGTCAAACAGCACCACACACCGATAATGAATTAGCAAGAAGAGGAAGATTAGAAGAAAGGGGAGTGCTGAATTAATGTATTATGGAATTTCGTTTGATAATATACATAGTTTTAACGACTTAGGTTTAACAATTGTTGAGAAAAAAATTGGCAATCCTAAGAAGATAAAGCATAAGAAACGCGTTCCCTTTTCTAATATTGACCTTGATTTCTCAAAATTGTACGGTGATCAAGAATATGAAAGTCGCGAATTATCATATACGTTTAACGTTTTTGATAAAAAAACGCATAACAAAGTTGATATGAACACCTTAAAAATAAAAGCTTTGAACTCGTTTGTCCCAGTGGATGAACGAGTTCCTTTGTTTGACGATGCTATTCCTGGATATCATTTCTTAGCTGAGGTAGTCGATGAACCAGATTTCGAAGAAAGAAACGGAAAAGGTTTAATGACTGTGACGTTCGATGCTTACTCATTTAAGATTTCAAACGAGGCAGAAGGCAACGATATTTGGGATATCTTTAATTTTGAATTAGATATCGCTCAGATTACTAAGTATGACATCAGAGGTCAACAACAAGTCACTATGTTTAACGTTGGAGCAACTTCTTGTTATCCGAAAATCATAGCAAGCTCTAACATGACTATTCAGATAGAGAATACGGTGTATGAAATTATACAAGGAACAACAGAAACGAAGAAGTTTAACATCAAAAAAGGTGAGAATAAAATGCTTATCAAGGGTAACGGAACAATCGAATTCTTTTGGTATAAGGAGGTTATTTAATGTATTTAGTTGAATTAAGAGAAACACCAAATTCAGAGCCAATCATGATACATTCGCCTCTATTAAACGATATCAAAGTAGAAAGTAATAGTTTGAAACGTGGTATTAACGCGATTCATTCTTTCACTTTTACTATTTATCCTAATAATCCAGGGTTCGGTTTAATTAAACCTTTAATTTCTTTAATTGATGTAACTGATACGTTGAACAATAAAAAAGTGTTTGAAGGTAGAGTTTTAGAGCCTATCGAAGAATTTTCAGAAGATGAAACATTTGCTTTTACTTATTTATGTGAGTCACAAGAGGGATTTCTTCAAGATAGCATTCAAAGTTTTAAGAAAATAAAAGGGACTTCAAGATTGATACTTGAGCATATTATCAGCGTTCACAACAAACAAGTAGAAAAGTACAAACAATTCACTGTTGGGAAAATAGATGTTGAAAATAAGCTACCTGATACGTTTTACTATATGGATGATTCGTCTACTACTTGGGAAACGATTCAAGAGAAACTACTTGATCGTGATGCGTTAGGTGGCGAAATTCAAATACGCGTTGAAAATGGTGTGAAGTATATTGACTGGCTTAAAAAAATTGGTAAGAAATCAACAACAGATATCGAATTAACAAAAAATCTTATGTCAATGTCAAAAGAAATCAATCCAGCGGAAGTCATGACACGTATTTTTCCTAGAGGAGAAAGGCAAGAAGCTACAGAAGAAAATCAGAATGATGCTTCCCAGCCGAGATTGACAATTGCTAGTGTGAATAATGGTATTGAGTATTTAGATGCTACACAAGAGTATATTAATTTATTTGGCATACAAGGAAAAGCGGTCAATTACGATGATATTACAAAAGCTGATAGGTTACTTAGTCAAGCTAAAAAAGATATTTCGAATCCTATTGTTGCTTCTGGTGTGTTTAAAATCAAAGCGTTGGACCTATCATTGATTGGTTTAGATATCGAAACTTATCAAGAAGGTAACATTCATCATGTTTTTAATCCCCCGATGGCGATTGACGAAGAATTAAGAATTGTAGGGGTTAACTTTAATATTAATGCTCCTGAAGAATCGGATTTAGATTTTGGAGATGTACAGATGACATTAAGTAAGTATCAAGCACAATTAAAAAAAGACAGAAAACGTCTTTTAGAAATTAAAGCTGATATGGAGAAGCAATCAAAAGAAATCGTAAAAGTTAAAGAACAAGTAACTGAAGCTGAGAAAGTTATTGAAGAAACGAAACAAGAAGTTATTAATCTTGGTGATAGTGTAGCTTCAAGCAAAGAAGAGTTTAATACTGCTGTTACTAATATTAATGAGAAATTAGATGGAATTAGTGCTTCTATTACTGATAAAGAGGTAATTAATTCAATAATGTTAGATGTTGAAAAACTAAAGAGAAGCAATCAAGAACAACAATTAATCAATTCTAATCTTATTTCAATTCAAGAAAATCAAGAAAAAAGAATTAAAGCACTTGAGGAAAGGAGATGATAGCTTTTGAGTAACAATGTTATATATCGTGATCCAACGCCTAATCATTTTCCTGATGACTATGATTTATCTAGAGTGGATAAACGAGTTTTAATTAGAAGTGATTCTATCAAGTATAAAATGCGTGGTATTGATGTGAGAGAAGCTTTATATCAAGGCATGGAAATAGCTTCAGTTGTTTCTACTGAAGCTAAGGAACTATCAGAAGAAACTCAATTTTTACAAGAAGAGTTGGAACAAAGGTTTGATAAACAAATAGCTGGAAATACTGACATATCAGAGGTAATTGATTCAAGAGAATCGTTTGTTACTGGAATGTCTTTTCCAACATTAAAAAGACGTTTAGATTTTGCTGATAGCTTTGTATTTAAACAAGTGCCAAGTGGCTTCAAATTTGTTATTGAACACCATTCAGAATATCAGCCTGATGTAAAAGTCACTTCATATAAAAATGCTTTGGGTACTGAAACGAATGGATTTGACACTACACCTATTTTTGGTGGAGAAACAATCTTCAATGTTCCAACACAGTTAAGTTATGATAGAAAAAAAATATTTGTTGAGATGCCTTTATTCTATGCATTAAAAGGGGAAGTAGCTATTCCTAAAGAAGATACATTACTACTAATTAGTGGCACAGATGTGCTTTGTTTTACTGTTACAGGAGCTCAGATAAAAAGTGGTAATTATCCAGGTGAAGAACCAGTATCAGCTGTAAGAGTTCCAAGAGAATTAGAAGTAACAAGTATTGATGATACAACAATTAAACTAACTTGGAAGAGAGGAGAATAGGAGTGGCAATTAGTTACAAAATTTATGAGAATAACACTTATTTAAAAACAGTAACAGAATTAACAGCAACAATAACAGATTTAAAACCTAATACTAAATACACATTCCATGTGACAGAAACTGATGGAGAAGATGAGTCAGCTAAATCTAATACTGTTGAATTTACGACAGGAGCAATTCCTGTTGAATCAATTACGCTAAACAGTGTATCACAATCAATTGCTAAAGGTTCTACGTTCCAATTAACAGCTACTGTAGCACCTAGTAACGCAACAGATAAAACATTAACTTGGACATCAAGTAATCCTTTAGTAGCAACCGTTACTAGTGCTGGATTAATTACAGGACTTAAAACTGGTACATCGGATATTAAAGCCACAAGTTCAAATGGAAAATTTGCAACTTGTTCTGTAACAGTTACGCCAATCGTTAAAACACCAACTAATTTAGTTGCAAGTAACGTGACAGCCACATCGGTTAAATTGGAGTGGAAGAAAGGAGTGTAACCTTTCATGGCCTACAAAGTATATAAAGGTGATGCAGTCATTGAAACACTAAGTAATACAGTTACAACAGTTGTTGAGTTAGAACCAGCAACAAGTTATGTGTTTTCTGTTACTGAGTCAGATGGTACAGATGAAAGTCCTAAATCTAATATAGTTAAAATCACAACGTTAGGTCGTTTAATGATTCCCACTACAAAGATTGTAGATACTATTTTATTTTCAACTGATTCGTTAGGGATTGAATCTACAGGTTTTGGTAATGATACAAAATTTGGCGGAACCGTACCTGTTAACGTACCAATTTTAAGTAATACAATTGTGAATGGACAAAGAGTTTTAGAGGTAGCAGCTGATTATCACATGAATAATCAAGCTGCTATTTTAGTCGATACAAATAAGTATCTAATTATTGATAGAAATAGATCAATAGAAATTATTGTCAGATAGGAGAATAGAGATGAAAAAAATATATCGTGGAATGCAGAATGCAGCAGAAGAGATTGATGCAAATTTTAAAGAATTTGAACCATCCACCCATAAGATAACGTATCAAACGGGTTTTAAGGACTATAATTCTGCACAAGGTGTTTCTATAACAAAAGTGGGTAAAGCTGTTAACATTTCTGGTTCATGTACAAATGATGTTGCGGTTGCTAATAGTGCGACTGCAGTTATTGGAGTTCTTCCAAAAGAATGTTGGCCGAAAGTAGAAAAAAACGATTTATGTCAAGCTTCTGCAGCTAATATATATATGTTATCTGTAAAAACGAACGGCGAAATAACGATGTCTAGACATCGAACTGGTTCAGATTACGCAGAATGTAAAGTAGGTTCTTGGATAAATGTCAGCACAATGTTTGAAAGTATTTAAAGATAGGAGGAAAATTTCATGGCATTAGTATCAATTTACAAAAAAGAAAATAATGAATTACTTCAAAAAATTATCAACCAGGGAGAAGAGGTTCCTTTTGGTTGGACTACTAATTTAGATGATTTAGATTTCGAAAAAGAACCTTCTGAAATTGAGTTACTTAAAGAAGAAAATAAACTGTTAAAAGAGAAAATTGAAAAACAAGAAAAAGATATTGAGAAACAAACTGAAGATATCACTAATACTCAAATGGCGTTGGCCGACGTATTTGAAATGCTTGAAAACTTAGTTTAAAAAAAGGGGATGTAAGGGAAAATGATTCAAATTTATGTAAGTTTAATTCAAAAAGGATTGAAGACAATTGATGATGTTCCAGAAAAAATCAGAGAAGAGGTTCAAGCTGCCTTGGATTCAGAAATTCAAGAATAAGATAGCTTTATTTTTATTTAGAAAGGATGTGAGTGTCATGGCTGTCGTTTACGCAACGCTAATCGTTAAAGGTAAAAAGACTTTAGAACAAGTACCAGCTTCTTTAAAAGTTCAAGTAACTGAATTGTTAAAAGATTTAGAAGTCGAAGTCTAGCAAATGCTAGGCTTTTTGTTTTGTTAAAAAATAGAAAAGGTGGTAACTATGGGTGAAAATTGAATTAATGGTACTAGTAACAATAATTTCTATATGCTCCAGTATTTATTTTGGTTTAGCAAGTTTTAGAAGAAACCAAAAATCAGATGACAAAGAAGAAGTAGCAACTTCTACAAGCACTTTAGTAAAGCTTGAAAATATAGGCAACGGTGTAAATGAAATTAAATCAGAAATGAAATCAATTAGGGAAGAGAGCCGTGAGAACAGAGATAGGCTTATAAAAAATGAAGAGTCTACAAAACAAGCTCATAGGCGCTTAGACAAAATTGAAGGTGAACGATAAAATCTTTACCAAACAAAAAATGAAAGAAGGAATTTAAAATGGAAGCAATTTTAACAGCAGCATCAATTATCGGAGCAATAGTTTATGGGGTAACTAAAATGATTAAAGCGACACCAATCAATAATAAGTGGTTGCCATTTTTGAATGTATTAGTGGGTGTTCTTATCGGTGCAGGTTATGCATTAAGTTTTTTACCTACAGAAGTAATAGTCTATGCGTGGGCTGGCGGTTTAGCTGGTATGTCAGCGAGTGGATTCTATGATTTAAAATCAAATGGAGTAGCATTAAACAACGAAAGAAAAGCTAATAATCTAATCGATGAAGGGTTAGGTTATCAAGATACACAACATGAAGATAAAGAAAGTGGTGAGTAATTTATGGCTAATCATTTAATTATTTATGGCCATGGAGCAGGTGATCCTGGTGCAGTTGGTAATGGAACTAATGAACGTGATTTTAATAGAAAAAAATTACATCCTTTTATGAAGAAATGGGCGGATAAGTCGAAAGACTCATTCGTCTTTTTTGATACAACGGGAAATCGGGATATGTTCCAAGAAACAGCAAACGGATGGGGGATGTATTCAATAAGTCCAAGTTATTACACGACTATAAGTGAGTATCATGAAGATGCAGCTGGTTCTTCAGCTACTGGTGGACATGTAATAGTTAGTTCAAGTTTTAAGGCTGATAATACTGATTTAAGTATGGCAAATTTAATCAAACGTGTTGTTGGACTTTGGGGCGGAGTTTCTAACACAAACGGCATTAGTTATCGAAGTAATCTTTTAAATCTAAACGTAGCCGCTCAAAGAGGTTTGAACTATCGTTTAACTGAAATCGGGTTTATTACTAGCTCAAGAGATATGAGTATTATTAATAAAGAGTTAGATCAATTAGCTAAAGGTTTCATTGAATCTATTACTGGTGAAAAATTGGGAGAGGTTAAACCTGGTGTTCCCAAACCAAATCAAATCACTCAAGGAATACCTAAAGCGAAAGGTGGCTTGTGGTATCGAAGCCACTTATCAAATGTTGGTTGGTTAGGGTTTGTCGGTACTGAAGAAACCTCTGGGACTACAGGAAAAGCTATACCTATTGAAGCTATCGACGTTCGTTGGGATAATCAGACTGATAAAATATCAGCTAGTTTTCAAGATATTAAAGGGAAGTGGCATGAGTGGGAGTATGGTGATACTGGTACAACTGGAAAAGCATTAGCTCTTTCTGTTGTTAGGTTTGACTTAGGCTTAGATGTTAGAAACACTGGTAGAACATTACAATATCGTGTTCATTCAGCTGATGTTGGCTGGTCTGATTGGAAGAATCAAGGAGAAGTTGCTGGAACAAGTGGTAAACGGATTGAAGCCATTCAAATGAGAATGCTAAAAGATGGAAAAGTAGAAAAAGGATAATTCATCGTATCTTAAAAGTAATTCCTGTTTTAAAAGAAAGCGTGAAGAAACCCTAGTTAAAATTTCTAGCTAGGGTTATTTTTTATATTTTTTTATAAACTCATTGAAAGGTAATATCTCAACTAGAGTTGTTTTATCCATAGGCGCAACAACTTCGCGTTCATCAAATCCCAACGTTTTCAAGGGGTGAATATTTATAGCTTTCTTAGGTTTGATTATAATGACAAACCCTCTTAAACCTTTAGTTGCGAAATAACCAGAATTTATCACATCAATAGAATCTGTAAATGAAACCCAATGATTATCAAATTCAATTAAATCTACATCGTTACACTTCTTCCAAAAATTAGAAGCTTTATTGTAGTATTCATCTTGATAAGAACCATAATCAGAGTAGTCGTTGTAATTTGGTTTTGGTCCTCCACTATTATGAACTCTATATAATAAATCACCAGAGAAAATAAACTCATCGTTTTTCTCATCTAAAAGAACTTTATAAGCATTCAATCAAAACTTATCACTAGAATTTAAATCCTCACGGCCATGACCACCTATTGAAACATTAATCCAATCGCTAATAAAATCAGACATAAAAATCACTCCTTAAAAAATAGAATTACTATAACTACAGTATACAGGATGACATATAATTAAAATAAAAATATTTGATTTTTATTCCTATTGAATTTCTTCAAAGCAATGTAATCTGAATTAATATTCAGCCAGTAATTAAAAGTATCTTCACCAACCGCATCAACAGCATGTTCTTCATAATCATTTAATTCACTTATAAAGTCATCGTGACTTATTTCTTCGTTTTCAAATTTCTCAACTAGATTATAGAACTCATTCCAGTACAATTTATCCCAATCCATTACTTAAACCATCCATTCCTCCAGCGTGCCCACCAACTAAATTACTTCTATTTATTGCTGTTGCACCATCTAATAAACTACTAGCATGAACAATCGAACCGAAACCAAATCTATTTCTAATTGTATCTATAG